ATTGGAAACAAGGAATTGGGAAAACAAGAAAAAGTGAAAACGAAAAGCAAAATTATTAACCAAATTTTATTATATAAATATGAATACAGAAAAAAGGATTATTAACAAAGTGAAAACTTTACTCGGAATAGAGGTAAAGCTAGAGCAAATGAAGCTAGAGAATGGTGCTGTCTTAGAAGCAGAAGTATTTGAGGTTGGTGCGGAAATCTTTGTCGTTGCAGATGATGAGAGAATTTCTGTGCCAGTTGGAGAATATCTTGTTGAAGATGGTTCTACCATTGTAGTAGCAGAAGAGGGTATCATTGGAGAAATCAAAGAAGCTGGAGCAGAAGAAGAAGAAGAAGAAGCACCAGCAACTGAGGAAGCAGTAGAAGAGGAAGAGTTAGAAGCTGAGACTGCATCTCCAAAGAAGATAGTAAAATCAATATCGGAAGAAAGATTTTTCTCAGAAATTGAAAAGCTAAGAAATGAAATCAACGATCTAAAACTTTCTAAAGTAGAAGAAAAAGTTGAATTATCAGAAGTAGAAGGTATTTCTCACAATCCAGAAAATACAGCAGATAAAAAAGAATTACATCTTTTTTCTCAAAATGCAAAAACAACAGTACAAGATAGAATTTATAATACAATAAACAACAAATAAAAATGGCAACAACAGTAGACATAGTATCATCAAGTTATAGTGGAGAGTTCGCTGGAAAATATGTTTCAGCAGCATTATTAAGTGGAAACACAATAGCAAGTGGTTTAATTGAAGTTAAACCAAATGTAAAATTTAAAGAAGTATTAAAGAGAGTAGAAATAGACGGAATTGTTGCAGATGCAACATGTGATTTCAATGATACTTCTACAGTTACTTTAACAGAAAGAGTTTTACAACCTAAAGAATTACAAGTAAACTTAGAACTTTGTAAAACTCCTTTTCAATCTGATTGGGAAGCGGTATCAATGGGATATTCAGCACATGACAATTTACCAAAAACTTTTTCAGATTATTTTATTGGTCAGATGTCTGCTAAAGTAGCTGCTAAAACAGAGCTTGATATTTGGAGTGGTACTGCTGGAGCTGGTTCTTTTGATGGTTTCGCTACTTTATTGGCTGCGGATTCTGCTCATACTGGATCTCAAAAGATTACTGGAGAAGCAGTAGATGCTTCTAATGTTGTAGTAAATTTAGGAAATGTTATAGATGCAATTCCTGAGCAATTATTACAAAATGAAAACCTTTATGTTTATGTAGCGAACAATGTTTACAGAGCTTATAAAAGAGCGTTAGGTGGTTTTGCTGCTGGAGGACAAGGAGCGAACGGATATATGGCACAAGGGAACAATCAAAATATAGATGTTCAAATGTTTGATGGAATTAAAGTTGTTCCAGTAAACGGACTACCATCAAATAGAATGATTGCAACTGTAAAGGATAATTTATATTTCGGAACTGGTTTATTATCAGATTTTAACGAATGTAAAGTTATCGATACTGCTGCAATTTTAGGAGATAAAAATGTAAGATTTGTGATGCGCTATACTGCTGGGGTTCAATATTCAGTAGTTGAGGACATTGTAACATTTGGATTAGGATTATAAAAACAACTAATAAATAATAAAAAAAGGGTAGGTGGTTTATCTGCTTACCCTTTTTTTTTTAACTAAAAAAAAATATATATTATGGCATGTTTAAATTTAGCATCTGGCAGAAGTCTAGGATGTAAAAACAATGTTGGAGGTTTAAAAAATATTTACTTTTCAGCCTTTGCACCATTGGGAGAAACTATTGTAGAAGGAGAAGTAACTGTAATAACTGAAACTCCAGTACTTTACAAATACGAAATTAAAGGAAATTCTTCTTTAGAAACAAGTATTACCAGCTCTAGAGAAAACGGTACAACTTTTTATACTTCAACTTTAAACTTAACTCTTCCAATTTTAGACCGAGAAACACAGCAACAAATTAAGATTTTAGCTGCGGACAGACCAATTATTTTTGTGGAGGACTACAACGGTAAATTGTATCTTGTAGGTTTAGAAAATGGAGCAGAAGTAACTGGAGGTACAATTGTTACTGGTGCTGCAATGGGTGATTTAAGTGGATTTACTTTAACACTAGAAGCACAAGAAAAAGAACCGCCTTTGTTTGTTGCCCCTAGTTTAATTGCATCTTTTATAGCATCAGAAACAATTTTGCCAAACGCATAATTATTCTTTGTTTGATTTGAAAAAGGGTATTCTTAATGGATATCCTTTTTTTTTTGTTTAAATAAATAAAAAAGCCTTATAAATTCATTATATAAGTAATGATACATGTATTACCTATATCAACTGCTCAAACTATTAAAATTATACCTAGAGTATATGCTACATCTGTTACTATAAAGCTTCGTGATGACAGCACAAATGATGAAGTTTCTTACATATTACCAAACGCAACCATTAATAAAAACTACTTAGATCTGTCTGCTATCTTTAATTTAAAAGAGGGAAGGTTTTATGATGTAAAAGTGTATCAAATAAAAGGCGGTTACAAAGATTTTAAAGAAAAGGTACTTGCTTTGGGTGGGTCTTTTTTGGATAGCACTTGTTTATTGACTTTTTTAGAATCTGAAAAACTAATTAATACCACAGATTTAGATATTATCTATAGAGACAAGATTTTTTGTACAATTCAGAAGACCAATCAAGCAAATAACAATCACTATTCAGTAAATAAAGAAGAGTACAAAGAGCAGAATGGTAATAACGATTTTATAATATTATGACGAAAAATATAAATAAGTACCGAAAAAAACCAGTCGTGAACACCAAGAGTAAAACTGCGGTTTCTTTTCTTAATTTATCTACTTATACATCTCCTGAAATTGTAGAAACAAAGAATAAGGAATGGATAGAGTTTGGTGCTGATAATAACTACTTTAATTTTCTTATAAGTAGGTATAACGGAAGTCCTACAAACAACGCTTGTATCAATTCTATCTCACAAATGATATACGGTAGAGGATTGGATGCAACGGACAGCTCAAGAAGACCAGAGCAATACGCTAGAATGGTTTCATTGTTTAAAAAAGAAGATACAAGAAGGTTTGCCTATGATTTGAAGTTGACTGGGCAATGTGCTATTCAAGTAATTTATTCAAAGGATAAAAAAACAATTGAAAAAGTAGAGCATTTACCTATTGAGACTTTAAGAGCTGAGAAATGCGGTGCAAATGATAAAAAAATACAAGCCTATTACTACCATCATGATTGGGTAAATATAAAACCAAGTGAGAAACCTTTAAGAATACCTTCTTTCGGTGTTTCTGAGAGTCCAAAACCTATTGAGATATTATATGTAAAACCCTATGTTGCTGGAATGTATTATTATAGTACACCTGACTATCAAGGAGGCTTACAATATGCGGAATTAGAAGAAGAAATATCTAACTATCATATTAACAATGTTCAAAATGGTTTAGCACCTAGTATGTTGATCTCTATGAATAACGGAGTACCAGACGAAGAACAACAAAGAATAGTTGAAAATAAGATAAAGCAGAAGTTTAGCGGTTCTTCAAACGCTGGTAAATTTATACTTGCTTTTAATGACGATAAAGAGTCTGCTGCAACAATTGAAGCAATCCAATTATCAGATGCTCACAACCAATACCAATTTCTTTCAGATGAGTCTCAGAGCAAAGTTATGGTAGCTCATAGGATTGTTTCTCCTATGTTATTGGGTATTAAAGATTCTTCTGGATTTGGTAACAATGCAGACGAATTAAAGACTGCTACTGTCTTAATGGATAATGTAGTAATCAAACCTTTTCAAGAGCTTTTAACAGAAGCTTTTGACAAGATACTAGCATTCAATCAAATCTCTTTAAACCTTTACTTTAAGACTTTACAGCCTTTGCAATTCATTGATTTAGAGAACGTACAAGATGCAGAAACTAGAGAAGTTGAAACTGGTGTAAAGATGTCTAAAATGGCTACTGATTTAGAAGAATTTGGAGAAGATGAAGATTTGCAGAATTGGGAATTAATAGACGAAAGAAAAGTTGATTATGAAGCAGAAGAAACTTTAAATAAAGAGCTTGATATTTTAAACAACCCTAAATTATCGATACTATCTAAGGCATGGAATTTCGCAACTACTGGAACAGCAAGACCAAATGCAAAGAGCAAACAAGATGGTGAGGCAAACGGTTATAATTTTAAAGTAAGGTATCAATACGCACCTTTAAAAGCAAGTTCTGATAGTAGAGATTTTTGTAAAAAAATGGCAACTGCTAAAAAGATATATAGAAAAGAAGACATTGATAGAATGAGTAAACAAGCAGTAAATGCTGGTTGGGGTTTACGTGGTTCTGATACTTACGATATATGGCTTTACAAAGGAGGTGGCTCTTGCTCTCATTTTTGGATGCGTAAAACTTACAGAGCAAAAGGAAAGGGATTAAAAGCAGATGTAAGAAACCCAAACTCAGAAGTAAGCGTAAATAAGGCTAAAAAGGAAGGATTTAAACCAGAAGTTAATAATAAAAAAGTAGCAAAAAGACCACGAGATATGGATGACAGAGGTTTTAAAGATGGTAGAGGAAACTGGAAAACACCAAGATAAGAAATGGCAACAGCATTATTTATAAGCAGAACGGATTTAGTAAAAAACAGCATCATAGATGGAAATGTTGATACAGATAAATTTTTACAGTATGTGAAGATTTCTCAAGAGATACATATTAGAAACTATTTAGGTACGAAGCTTTATGATAAAATCTCTCAGGACATTGTAAACGGAACTTTATCTGGAGATTATTTGTCTTTAGTTGTGGATTATGTTCAACCTATGTTAATTCATTATGCAATGGTTGATTACCTTCCATTTGCAGCATACCAAGTGAAAAACGGAGGTATTTTTAAACATACCTCAGAAAATTCAGAGACAGCATCAAAAGAAGAAGTAGACTATTTAGTAAGCAAAGAACGTGATTTTGCAGAATACTATACAAGGCGATTTGTGGACTTCATTGTCTATAATAGTTCAAAGTTTCCAGAGTACACAAGTAATAAAGATTCTGACGTCTATCCAGATAAAGATGTTAATTCTTCAAATTGGGTATTATGAGAGGTACGTATAAACCAAAAAAATCAAACGTTGTTAAATTACAGAAGTATTTAACAAAAGAAACAAAAAAGAAGAAAGATGGCAAACGAAATATATAGAGACAGTTGGTGGGGAAGTCCAACTGCAACTGGATGGGGTAATATGTATTACAATTACATTGTTTCTTTTTATGCTAGAAACTATAGTGATAGAGTTATTGCAGATGGTGGAATTGTTGAAAGTTTAAATTGTGTAGATAGTGATATTGATTTGTCTTCAAACCCTATTATCACTTTAATTGGTAATGCTTTTGAGCAATCTTTAGAGGGGCAAACTTATACGGATGCTGGAGCAACTGCTTTTGATGCTTTATTTTTTGGTGATTTAACTAATAAAATAAAGGTTGTAAATAATGTAAACATCAATAAATCAGGAACTTACAATGTAGAGTTCAATGTAACTGATCCTTCTGGAATTGCAGCAAAACAAGTATCAAGAGAGGTTTATATACAATCTTTATTAGTTAATGCTTTTGAGACTAGAATATTGGCAGATAGTGGAGTAGTAGAATCTCTGAGTTGTATAGAAAAGACTGATTTCGGTAAATTTAATTGGTTATACAATTTTAGAGTTATTGCGGATGGCGGTATAGTGGAGAGTTTAGGATGCGTAAATAGAATATATTAATAAATAAATAAATAACAATAAATGGCAACAACACCAAGTATAGCAATGATACCTTCAGGGTATAAAGCAAACAAAGTTTATTCAGTACTACCTACAGAC